CAACGCCAACAACGATGTTTCGGATGAAGGGGTTAAGCAGCAGGGTCAACATTTTTCGGCTCCGTGTGCGCTTTCAGGGAAAGGGCGCCGCCACCTCCAGCAAGAATGGCGCTTGCGCCAATCGCCCAGTTCTGCGGCTCGAACGTGCCGTGCATGACCGCATGGTAGCCGCTAATGGCGCAATAGACGATAGAGATTTTAGCCCATAGAATGCGGCCAATATCCCAAGTAGCGTTATCGACGCCGGTGAACATGTGTTTCAAAGCAGCGAGCACAGATGACCTCCTAATGCGCCAGAGAGATAGCGGCGAGCAGCCCGCAAGCTGCCAGAACGATGAAGAGCAAGAAAGCGATTCCATAAAGCAGCACGTTACCCATCAACTCCTCCTGCTCCTTAGCAGCCTGAAGTCTGGCCGCAACTTGCTCTTTCCTGATCCGCGTGGTCTCTTTCAGAATGCTGTCCCATGCGACAATACCATATTCTGAGATGAAGGTATTCTTTACCTCGGCCATCATGTGCTCGACCTCGGCTTTTGCCGTAAAGGCCTCGATGGCAATCTGTTCGGCGGTCTTTTCTTCGAAAAGCCCGGGCCGTGGNGGTTGAGCCGCAAGACGCGATAGCTTACCGGCGCTGTCCAGAAGCGACATCACGTCGCCAAACATCCCTTGCATTTCCTTGCCGACCGAGATTCCGGTCTTAATCGCCTCGTANCTGGCTTTGGCGAGCGCAAGGATTGTNAGNGGGTCCACTAGTCACCTTTGTGCCATTCGCGATACATCATCATAAGGCGCAAAATGCCGATTGTTAAGCCGACCAGCGTTAGCGCCAGTGAGGCCCATTCATTCATATATGCGGCCCACCACGGCAGCGTGACAGCGCCAGCGGCGACGACCCCATCAATGGCTGCCCGGTGTTCATTCATAATCTAGCTCTCCGCGCCGTTGATGATGGCTGTCGAGGTATCCCGCTCAATGACCAAGACGCCCTCACAAGCCAAGTTCCAGTCCCCCATCGCCAGTTCATTATAGCACGGGACGTTGACTTTGAAATTCTTGAAAAGGTACTCTTTCTCGCCCTCAAACACGCGCCATTTGTGGTCAATGGTGCCCCTGCCGGGTTCTCCAGCCGACTTGTTGTAGCGGATGAGGTACTTCATCAGATGACTTCAGAAGCTGGAGCGGGGTAACCAACAGGCCCTTCTTGGCGAACGCTGAGATTGAAGTGAACGAACTGGATCGGTTTTTTGGCCGCATGACGGGTGAACGAATGCGCCAGCCAAGCGTTTGTAAAGATCATCAAGCCCGGCTCCGGCTTGAAGTTAATCAAACGGCTGGCAGGGGNCGCCATGCTTCCATCTGTCTCGCCCAGCCCGGCCATGACACGCCCGGCAACAGGATCATGGAACACGACGCGGGAGCAATCTTCGGGCGTCTGCGTAAAGTAGAAGCCCACGATCTGCGACCCAAAGCCGTGGACGTGCTGCTCCATAGACGAATGCTTGTAGTGCTGCTGGCACCACATTTCCGTGAACATAGTGCTGAGACCCTGCATGGCGTAGCCCTGCCCAGCAAGTATGTCCCACGCCGTCTGCCCGACCGTTTGAGAGAAATCAGCTAAGCGCGGATCATCGTAAAAGCTGTCGGTCATGTAGACCGGATAGATTTCATCCAGCTTCTTCTCTTTTGCTTTTGCTATCCGCTCGTCGCAGACTTCTCTGACAGAAGCCAGAAACTCAGGCCGTTTGACGGTGTAGATGAGCGTCGGGAAGTAAGTAAAAACCTGCGGTTCATTGACCACAGGTGTTTCTGTTATCGGTGCTGATTGACACATGCCTGTCCCCTCTAGGCAATGGTGGGCGGGACAAAGTCAACCCAAGACAAGGTATCTTCATCCCAACGGTATCGCTTGCCGTCATCCGGCCTTGGTGTCGGCGGGTACCACGTTAGCGTAGTTTCGTCCAATGTCCATGAGGGGAAAGGCGGGTTTGCCCTGTATTGCGCAATCTTGTCAGCTCTTTCCTGATCCGTCATAGGACGGACTGACCAGACATCTTTGACGATGGCATCAAACCATTCGTAGCGGACTTCGGCTACTTCAAAGTTTTCAGGCATGACGTTCTGCGGAACGCGCTCGAACCTAGCGAACTCAGGCGGCAGATTGTTTACATCAACGTCAGGAAAAGCCTGACGAAAATTGTCGCCAAAGATCGGATGTTCGAACGGCTGACCGTTTCGGATTTGGATGAAGAGTTCCATCATGGTGATCCTACGCAAGTTGATGGGAATTGACGCGTTGAACCGGGCCAGACTATGCGGACTGCGCCATTGGCGCTGGATGATGAAGTCCCAGTTGGATCACAAGCATTTCTTCCCGAACCATATCCACCGCCATAATTGCCGCCTTGTATATTTACTCCTGACAAAGAACCGCAAGCGGGGATAATATTGCCTGAAGTACCTGCTGCGCCACCAGAGCCACCAGAGCCACCCCCACCGAATGTGCCAACCCCACCAACACCGCCTGCCCCATTAGCCCCTGCCCCAAAAATGCCTACACCNCCCCCAGCCCCTCTATTTTGATAGCCATTATAAATTCCAATGCCACCGCTACCGCCGCCGCCGCCCGCCCCGGAATTACCAACGCCATAGCCGCTTCGACCAGCGCCCCCAGCACCAGAATAGCCTCCAGCACCACCACCAGAGCAATTAGCAATTCCCCCACAACCGCCACCATCTCCAACAAATGTTCCACCAGTAGTACAACATACTGAACCACCACCACCTTTAACAGTGGCTGTTGAAATAAAATAAGAACAACCCACTGCCGAAATAGTAGAAGAAGCACCAGCGCCGACAACAACTGTGTAGGAATTACCGGAGGTAACAGAAATATTATTTTTATACCCCAACCCACCACCAGCGCCAGACCTGCCGCCACAAAAAGTTCTACGTCCACCCCCACCAACCGCAACCACACTGACGTTTTTTACCCCAGCAGGCGCAACCCAAGTGTAGGTGCCGGGCGTTGTGTAAGATTGAGAACCGGGAGCAACAGCAGTTTTCCCAGCAAAACCAAACCCCTGCGCCGAAGCTGCCCCACGAGTGATGATTGCAGGCATTTTATCGCCTCACTTGAACTGTGTCTGAGACGCAAAGACCGTGAAAGCCGCGCTTCCCGTCTTCACGATGGTGTAAGTGTAAATGTCAACGCTGGACGCATTACCCGCCGACCACGCCGTGCCGCCTTGGTACTTAGGCGTTACCGATGTTCCATCCACTTGAACGACGTTATTATAATACGCCGTAGATCCCTGCGTAACCAGAAATGCCACCGTCACCGACTGACCTGTGGACATTGCGGTATTCAGCGAAGTGCCTGACGATGCCCTGAAATTAACTGTCCAGTTCGCCGAGGCATTGCTGGTGTAGTAGAGGACAGACTGCGTTGTTACATCATAGTTGATGGTGCCAGTTGCAGCAGTGGCGCTGATCGTCATTGTCTCGGCTGCGTTAACTAGAACGCTGGCCAGAACAGAAGACGATCCGTTGAACGTCTGCGTAGCAGTGAACGTCGTCGCCGTACCGGGTGCAACGTAGTCTGTTCCAGCCGTCGCAGCCGTGAATGCGGACGTTCCATTGCCCTTCAAGACGCCAGTCAATGTTGTAGCGCCAGTGCCGCCATTGCCGACAATAAGGGTGCCAGCAAGAGACACTGCGCCAGTAGTGGCGCTGCTAGGCGTTAAGCCCGTGCTGCCCCCGCTGAACGAAGCAACCGTATTGGAAGTGGTCGCCAATGTCCCGCTGGTCGGCAATGTGACGGACGTGGTGCCTGTGACCGTGAACGTCGTGCCGAAATTCCCGGTGATCGTCAGAGTGCTGGCGACGTTGTTAGCAACGCCCGTACCGCCACGGTTCGCTGCAACCGCAACGCCGTTCCATGTTGAGCTGGTGATTGAACCCGCCCAATCCAACGTGTTGGTGGACCAACTGACGTTTGATGGCGCTTGCGCGTGGGTATCCCATGATCCCGTTGCCGGAGAATTGACCAGCAAAGTGACATCAACAAACGCGCCGGATTGCAATGTGACAAGCGTTGTCCCGGCGCTGTTCTGTACAACAACGGTTCCGCTCGTTTGATTGTTATTGAACGAGAAGATTGCCCCTGCGGGCAACGTCGTTGCATCTGGAAGCTTGTACGTTTGCCCGCCGGACCCTGTAACAACATAGGTTGGCGTAGACGCAGCCGTCAGCGTTGTCGT